AGCACACTCAAGTGTATATCTACAAAGTTGATCTGTAATATCAAAACTATATCTCTTCGCAGTGATTATAAACGTTCCTGATCTTTTGTCATCTGGTTCTTGTATAGCTTCTGCACCGTTCATTCTATTTGTTAATATAGTCATATCAAATTGATTGCCAACAGAACGTCTTTCATCTTTAATAGTAAATATCATACCAGGACCAGATATCGTATACATATTTTTAGCAAGTAGGCTAAGAATACCGTGTCTTTGGACTCTCAATATACTCTCTATAGCACTTTTAGATTCTGATATACTTGGTAGGTCATCATATGGACTGAATGTTGGTAGTACTGTTACAGCTGAACTATACTGATCAATCCCACCAATACTTTTTGTAGGCTGAGGAATAAACTGCTCATCTATTAATGATTGACTTTGTTCTTTTGATATGTATCCACCAGAAATTAATTGTTGAATAGCATCGGTAATCTTGACATGTTCCTGTTTTGCTTTACCGGTTCTAAAGTCAAGATGAAGTAACTTTGAGCCAACACCACCGAGTTGAGCCATTGTTAATGTATCTTCATTTGTTCCTGATTGGAAGCTATTCAATACATACATCTCTCTATCAAGCTGCCGAGTGTTATTTGCTGTTTCAGCTTGAGAAAATATAAATGGTTGGTTAGCATTAAATGATGGTGTTTGTAAGATTGTACCTAAATCAGTGATCACTAAGTTGTCACTATACAACGTTGAGTATAAAAAGAAAGGCATTGCTTCAACAGTACATAATCTTTTAGTAACATTTGCTGCTGCTTCTAGTGGAGATATGTAAGGAACGTTATACTTCATTACTCCTTGAAAAGAGCCTTGAGATAAAAGATCTGGTGGATTCATATCCAGTTGATCTACAACTATATTGGTAATTATTTCTTCACCACCACCAGAGTATGATTTAGAGAACTTAATTAGTTGATCAATATATCCATGTTCTTCCATAATCTCACAATACAAAACTGAAACATTATCATTGTGTTTGTGTGGCTGAACACTAGATATAATAAACGTCTTCGATATTTTTTCTGGATTAGCTAGCGGCAAAGCACAGCTAAACGTAAATGTAACTCTTTCAGTACCTAAGATATTAAACTTTGAATAGATATCATTATCGTCAAATATTAACATGTTACCTGTTAGGTAGGGCATGTTAATGTTTTCAAAGATGTCAATTGTCTCAACGACATTTGTAATGTCTATCTCTCTACCATCAAATCTCTCTGACGTTAGAATGATAGAGTCCACAAGGAACTGTTCAGGTGAGTTAGCTACAGCCATACTATTCAGCCACTATCCGTTTAAATTCATTGACGACTTGGTTGATTATCTCTGGCTTGATAACTTTGATTGTTTTTAGATCTTCATTAGCTTCAAACATTCTATCTCTATATGTCACCTTATTGTATCCACCAGCTAGTGGATTACCCAGACCATCAATTTGTAACGAGCGACCACTTATAGTTGATAGAGGAATATCTAACCAGAGACCATCATCATCTTCATAATGATGAACAGCATCAGCTTGATCTTCAATCTTCGAAATTCTTGTTAATCTTACTTCTTCATTATCCCAAAGTCTAGTGTCTGGTTGATCCTTCTGTGAATAAACAACTGTGTTCCTAGCCAAACCTGTGTTGGACGATAGTGTAGCAGTTGCAGTTGCTCTATCACCTGCTCTATTGTCTGGTTCTGCAATAGTGACAGTTGGCGCTTCTGTATAGTTATCACCACCATCTAGTATAACAATAGACGTCACAGCACCATTGTCAACTAACACTTGAGCCTTAGCACCTTTACCAGAACCACCAGTGAAAGTTACTTTAGGGGGTTTAGTGTATCCAGAACCACCATCAGTTACCGTAACTGTTCGAACTTCCTTGATAGGCTTAACAATGATCTGACCAAGGTCATATATCTTCTCAACTATCTTACCTTTAAATGTAGGATTGTCAAATGGTTTTGTAGCTAAAATGTCACCAATGTAGAACTCACCATGAATAGTATCTTGTGTGGTGATTACTTTGTTTGGATAGTATTGTTTGATCGCTTCGTATTGTTCTTGATATGTTAGCGGCCAACCTTGAATACGTAGCTTCTTGTTTAACATATACAAAGTCCAGTAATGATCTACTGTACCATATAGTTTGTATGAGATCGTGTCTGGTCTTTCTCCATCAATGATCTCATAGTCTGTATACATTGCAACATCGTCAACAACTTGATCAAAGATATCAACATACACTGTTAGATTCTGGTACAATGTTTGTTGATTTACTTCATCACCAAAGTTATATGAAACAATAGGAAAATTTCTAAAGTAGCTCATGACAGATACCTCAATCCTTGTGAATTATTCCATTTCATAATATCACTCTTAGTTAAGGCTCTTTCTTCAATAAACGCTAGATCGAAAACGGTTTCTTGTGGTTCTCCATCTGAGTGCCACGCCATTGCATTGGGGTTGTAGCTAATGTTTACGTGTTCAAGGAAACAAGGAAGTATATTTGAACCAATTCTCTTACCACCATATGTAGCATCGATTTCAAACTTACTAGGAAAGCGAAGTACTTGAGATATATCTCCAGCTTGTAGTCCACCAGCTTCAGGGTACATATTGTGCCTAAAGAATCCAATGATTTCTTTGATTCGCCTTGCCTCAGTAGCGGAGGTAGGAATCATTTGAAACGAAAAGTTAAAACGTCTTAAGCCAATGCCTTTGAATGTTGAACGTCTGTTTGGATTCATTGTTACGCCTGTTTCAGTCTCAATTGCCCCAGCAACACCATTGAATCCTAGTTTTGATGCACCTCGCATTGCCGCAACAGCTGCTGTCTCTTCAGCAAACCCATTCTTAAATGCTTCAGCTAAGTTACCAAAACCTTCAATAATCTGAGCTCCTGCTGCTGCAGCAACTTGTCCACCAGTTGGCATAACACCTGCATTCCTTCCAGCTCTTAGAGCAACTGCCGCAGCACCACCAATAGCACCTAAATCAATGTTTGTATATTCTGCAGCATCTCTAAAGTTCAAAGCTGTTGGAAGAAATATATCACATTGATCGAGATAGGTACGAGTTGGTCGACCTGATTTATTTGTCTTTTGTTCACCTTCAGTTAGCTGAGATGATGATACTGCCTCTCTTACTACGTCAGTGGTAGCCATCGATCGTCCTTAATAAATACACGAAACTTTAGAGTATTTATATGGCTTATTCGGGAAAATATAAAGTTAAACATAGAAGCAAGTACAGCGGAGATCCAGACAAAGTTGTTTATAGATCAGGTTGGGAGTTGTATTGCTTTGGCTGGTGTGATGCAAACCCAAACATAAAGTCATGGTCATCAGAAGAAGTTGTTATTCCATACCGTTGGGATGTTGATAAACGTATGCATCGATACTTTATGGACTTAAAAATTACATACAAGAACGGTCGAACAATACTTGTTGAGATCAAGCCAGAAAAAGAAACAGTACCACCCAAGCGACCGGACAAGTCAAAGCGATATATCAACGAAGCCCTCTCAAACCATTGAAGCCTTTTCGTAAGAAAAGTACTCGTAAAAAGAGATAAATAGTCTCATGAGTAATTTATTTCAAACACTAGAGCTGGAAGCATTCCGTAAAGGAATCAATCCAAGGACAAAAGAATCAAGAGATTGGTTTCGTAAGAAAGCCCAGTCGATTCGTCGTGTGAATCGTAACCAGCTAATGAAAGAAGATCCTGTCAAGCTATCAAATAGGTTCTTACCTGGCGCTATGACTATGTTCTTCTATGATCCAAAGACAAAAGCTCAATTGCCATACTATGATGCATTTCCTCTTGCTATTGTAGTTGATAAAGCACCAGATGGATTCTATGGACTTAATCTTCATTATCTTCCACCTATGCTAAGAGCAAAGTTCTTAGATGGTCTAATGGATAACATGACGGACAATCGATACGATGAGAGGACAAGATTTGAAGTTAACTACTCATACTTGAAACGAGCGTCGAAGATGAAATACTTCAAACCTTGTTTCAAACATTACTTAACAGCTCACGTAAGAAGTCGTTTTGCAATTGTACCTGCACCTGAGTGGGAGATTGCAACATTCTTACCAACAGCAGATTGGCAGAAGCAAAGTGGATCTGCTGTCTATAAAGATTCAAGAAGGATGATCTAATGAGCATTGATACAGTAGATCGATTCAAGTCACTTGTGTCACAAAAGAATGGTGTTGCTAGACCTAATTTGTTTAGGGTAAAGCTACCATCGTTACCAGGAGCTTCTTCTGAAGAGCTGAACGTGTTGTGTAGAGATGTATCTCTTCCAGGGCGTCAGATTATGACTAACGAACGCACAATTGGTTTGAAGAGAACAAAGGTGCCATATGGTTTTGCGGTAGAAGATGTTTCTATGACATTCTTGGCGCTGAACGATTATGGCGTTAGAGAATACTTTGAAACTTGGCAGCAGCTAGCTGTTAATCAAAATACGTATGAAGTTGGATATCAAAGAGGTGCTGGAGGATACGGCCGCACGGTTGTTATCGAACAGCTACGTAGAGTAGACAAAGTTCCTACAGCATTGCAAAAGAAAAACTTCAATCAAAACTCATTGATCCCAGAACTATCTGACTTCAACGCATTCAATATGTTTTATGATCTAGGTCTAGGACTTTCTGACATCGTTGTATACAAATGTGAACTTGAAAATGCATTCCCAACTACACTGAATGCAAACCTACTTAACAATGATCAGAATGGTTTGGTTGAAATAAATGTTCAACTGTCATACACCAACTGGCACAACAAACAATTTGTATCACCAACCAACGTAGAACAATTCTTGAGAAATGGCGTAAGGACTTTTATAGGTAGCTTATTTTAATATTATTTAAAGGATGAAATGATGGCTCTGCCAAAAATTAATGAAACACCAATGTATCCAGTTACTATACCTTCAACTGCAAGTTGGTGTTACGCTGTCTGATGTCGAACCTCCTAAAGATGTAGCTAACAAAAACATTCAGCTGACAGAAAATGTTTCTGTAACGATGTCTCATCTATCGTTTGATGCAGTCGCAACAATTCCTGAATTACATTCTCCTGACTCAGTTGCAGAACTATTGTACAACTCAGTGTTAAGATCGATGCATAGTGTCAATACTGACGAAGAGCGATTAATGGTTCAAGATGAGCCTTTTGAAGAAGTTGTGAAGTTCGTTGATTCGTTAACAGCAGATCAGTTCAACAAGCTGAGAGCATTTGTAGAAAACACACCTCAGATTAAAAAAGACATTGAATGGGATTGCCAATCATGTGGTAAACCTAATAAATACACATTACAAGGATTGACAGATTTTTTCGGATAGCCCTTTCTCATGAAAATCTTCAGAACTTTTATGAAACTAATTTCTTATTAATGGAAAATCATAATTACACTCTGAATGACTTAGACAATATGATGCCATGGGAAAGGGAGGTTTATGTAGCTCTTTTGACAAACCACTTGAAGATGCAAGAACAAATTAGAAAAGAGAATGGTCTATGACGACACTTTCTGATATCTCCAAGTTGATTCAAACAGATGATAAAATTATCATTGAGAATCAAGAGGAGCAAACTAAAGCGCTGGAAAGCATTGACAAGAACTTCGAAAGGTTCTTTAAACTTCAAGAACGTAAACGCTTGGATGATCTTGAAGACCGCCTTGAGAATAAACGCAGAGCTAGAGTTGTTGGTGCAGCAGCAGGTGGTGGAGCAGCAGCTGCAGGCACAGGCGGTGGCATTGGTGGTTTGGCAACTGGCTTGGCAAAAGGTATTGCAGGACTAGCTGCTACACTACTAGGTGTTAATGCGCTAAAAGAAGCTACTAACAAGTTGTTCAAGACTGCAAAAGCTCAACAAGCAGCTATAGCAGATCAGAACAAAGCTGACATTGCAAAAGCTAAAAAGATTCAACAAGACAATGTCAAACAACTCAAAGCTGAGGAGCGTACAGCTAAAGCAAGAGTCCGTCAGGCGTATACTGAGTTGGATAGAATCTACGATCCAAGATCTGATGCAAAGAGAGAAGCTGCAGAAAAACTAAAAACAGCAAAGCTGGAAGCTGAAGCTGCTAAGCAAGCACGCATCGCAGCACAAGAACAAATAAAAGAGATGAAAGACTTGAACAAGCAACTTGCTAAAGTTCAAAGAATGAGACTCTCAACAGTTGCAGCTACAGATGTAAACACTCAAGCCTCAGATGTTGTTAAAACTGTTAAACCTATCCCACCTCAACTACAATTACCAGTTGTTGATAATGCTCCTGCGTTACCAGACACAGAGGGCACCGATAAAGCTCCCACATTACCTGAAGCACCAAAGCAACCTCCAACACCAACTGCTGACAAGCCGTATAATAAACTAAATGCATTCACAGATGCTGATATAGCTAACGCTGGATTCAAAAGACAGTTCTCTGTTTC